ATGCCAGTAATAAGGTAATCCAGCGGTACTATAATAGATAGCATTGCCAGCTAAATGGTAGCCCTCGGGGGCTGTAGCTTTAAGCTCACTAGTACGATCAAGAATTTTAGTTTGCCCACGCCCGCGTGCACGACCACCATAAATGGTACTCCAGGGTGCCCACGGCTGACCACCAGGAGAAACTTCGGCTTCGAAGCGTTGTAGCATATCAAGTTTGAGGGCGATTCCTACTTTTTCTAAGTACATTATGTTGCCCTTCAAGTAGTTTGCATAGTTTGCAAACATACGAGCAATAACAGCAGGCTCAGGTACCCACTCATACTCAATAGCACAGGCGGCATCAGAGAAAACTCTGCCTCCGGCATTAACGCGATCCCCCGAAAATTTTATGCCACTAGTCCGCTCGTAGGGCATTAGAACTCCATATCAAGCGTAAAGATGGGGCCACTGGCTTCGGCGTTAGGATAAAAATCGGTATTAGACCATCCGGCAGTTAGTAAAGTTGTATTATCAACATCGAGTAAAATTAGTTCACCACTACGAATTTGCTTAAGGGTCTGCATTGCGGCTCTATATTTTTGATTAGCAAAGTCAGGTGTATCAGAATCTTGTGCAGCAAATAGACGACTATACATTAGTGCAGCAATTAAGCGAGCAGCGACTCCCCGAATCAACTCAGGAGTATGTGTCGGGGAGTCCCAACCCGCAATGACTGTTGGAGAAAACACCCCAAGAAGTGAGCCTCTTACAATTCTAATTGCATCCAAAGATGCCGCATCAATTCCTTCGGTATTTGCATCTACTGCAAATGTCGTAGGTAACTGTACATTTATATCACTGTAAGAGGCTAACACTTCTATAGGCATTTATTTATCCTTATCTCTTACCAAGCAGCTGAGCTAAAGATATCATCGAACAAGAAGCCTGCGTCCGGACTGATAACCTTCAGATCGTACTTGTAGGAAGTTCGGATTACATCACACTTACGAGGCTCTTCACGCCAACGCTCGGTCGGACGAAGATCACCGCTCGGATAGGTCTGAGCGAACGTCTTAGCAAACGTTCGAGTACGCTGTCCGGCTGCGGGATCGACATAACCAATCCACACGTCTTTGCCCCAGAACTCGACAATATTCTCAGCCACATCTACGTTATCAGCAGAGTTATACACGCTATCAACAAGATAGATTGTGCCCTCAAAACCTGTTAGAATTCTGAAAGCATCGGGCTGTGACAGAGTGAAGTTCTTATAGCGATCGATGATCTTCGTGTGCTCTTCCAGATAGCTAGCCCCAATACGCGGGAGTAGCATAACATTCGGAGTTTTACGAATATCACCCTGGATAACACGAATAGCATTGCGAATGTCCGCAATAGGATTACTACCAGATGCACCAGTAGCATCCCAATACGTTCCACTTGCGCCTGCCTGAACGTGTGAACCAGAGGCTCCACCTGTATAGGTAGCCGGATTACGCACCAGAGTAGCTACTTTCAACTCATGCTCACGCAAGAGCGCACCAGTAATAAACTCTGTTGCGTCACGCTCGGGGTTAAGATCGATGCCTCCACCAAAGGTGGTATTGGCAAGACCTCCGAGGGAATGATATTGCTGCAATTCCTCATCCTTAACGGATGCCTGAAGCGAGTGTTCTTGAACGGAGAACGTATCCGAACTCCATTTTCCACCCTCAACCTCGTTAGCAACAGTACCAGGCTCACGCCGAGATTCGTGAATCAGCCACGAAGAACGGTCGAAAGTCAGGTACTTACCAGACTGAGTATTAACAGCCGTTACCGGACAGACCGCTTCGCCATACAGATTTTGACCCTCACCATAACCAGTCGAGAACCCTGTTAGGATCGGATCATAATAAAGTTGACCAGGATCATACATTTATTGATTCACCTCCTTCTCAGCGTTGTAATTAAGGTCCACTGGGGCCAGAAGGACCACTAGGGCCAGACGGGCCAGACGGGCCAGGTGTGAGCTTATAAGCAAAGTCTAGCTTAACAGAACAACGAGAACCCGTTGCACCATCCGAAGACTCTGTACAAATACCAATAACATTATCGGTAGCAGGAACAGCTACCTTACCTTTACCGGCACTATTTACTGCAATTGCTTGCCCAACTGCAATAGGTTCTGCTGTTAGAAGTTCAGAGATACCAGAAATTCTAACCGATGCACCCTTACCCTTAACAATCTCAGGAGCAGTTACCCCAAACTGTGCGATTCCAATGCACATATCACTAGAGGCAGTAACGGGCGTGACGGTATGATCTGCACTGAACTTAACGCCAGTGAATTTCGTAATAGCCGCCGCAGCATCGTAACCCTTATCCAAAACAAAGTTACCTGAAGCCATTATCTACCTCCTTTCTTACGCTGGCTTCGCAGCATTTTTATAAGCGCCCGCTGCCTTCGGCAACTCTGTAGTTGCCTGCTTGACAGCCTGGGCGTGTGTCTGTCCTGCTACCTTCAACTCATCAACACGCGCTACAAACGCCTGCGGTGAATCTTCGGTAGGTTCTTTACCCTTATTTGAACCTAGCTCATTATAATCCACAACACCAGCTAGAGCCAAATCAAGCAATTCCTTAAGATCACCCTCTGAAACAGTACCAGCCAGTACCTTAAGGTGTGCATCCTCAATCTTATCAACTACGAGTGAGGAAAAACCAGTGGTACCAGGCGTAAGATATGCCTTTGAGAACTCTCTTGCCTTCGAAGCTCGTCTATCGGCCTCATACTCAACCATACGCGCAAACTCTTCAGGAAATTGCGTCTGGAAGGAAGATGTAGTATCTTCTGGAGCAGCAGACACTACACCGTCGAGAGCCTCACCAAACTTAGCACTCAAAGTCTCATCGGTATCTTCCGCTGTGACTTGGATACCTAGCTTCTCGCAATAAGCAATTAGCTGCTCACGGTTCACTATACTACCTCCCTTCGCTTCTTCGTCGTTTTTGAATTCATCGGGTGTATCAGTACGCCAACCACCTGAAGCATCTTTTTCTTTAGGTGTTTCTCTGGGAGTTGGAGGACTACCCGATCCAGGCTCAGAATGCTCTAAATCAGCAACCTCAGCTTTTGTAGTAAAAACTTGGCCGGTTTGGCCTGCGGCGCTAGAAAAGCCCACAGAAGTATGGGTGAGGGTTCCGAACGCCTGTTCAAGAGTCTCCACACGATCAATCATACCAGTCTCTAAAGCCTTTTCAGCAGAAATTACCCGGCCCTCACCGAAGTGATTATGAACGTGAGCATAATTAGTTCCACGTCCCTCTGCTACATCACTCACAAACTGCTGATACTCCTCATCTACACGATCTTGAGCATAGGCACGTGCTTCAGGAGATAGTGGTTCAAAGGGGTTGCCCTCAACCTTATATTTACCAGCACTAATAAGTGTAGTCTTGACGCCCTCCATCTCCATCTCTTTAGAATGGTCTTCGTGGGCCGTAAAGACTCCGATCGAGCCAACACTTCCGGTAGGTGGACACGTAATTTCAGTGGCCTGAGCTGCCAAGTAATACCCGGCTGATAGTGCCTTATTATTGATAACAGCCGTAATGGGTTTAATGGCTTTAGCCTCTCTAATCATGGCCGCAGCCTCGGGTACTCCAGCATAGATACCACCAGGACTATCAATGTCCAGGACAATATGATCCACCTGTGAGTTCTTGATAGCAGCTGTTAGCTGTGATCCAAACATATCAAGTGAGGTACCACCACTCATTTCTGTCATTGTATTCATCTTAGGTGCAATAACGCCATGAATAGGGATAACTGCAGTTCCATTAATGACGGGAATTTCTTGTCGTTCTGCGCGAGCTTCCTGAATAATATTACTCATCTCATCTTCAGATAAATTATCACCGCGCTTGTGTCGATTTAAGATTTCCATAATAGTCGCAAACGTATCAGGAAGGATAGCCCAAGACGACTCCGAGACGAAGCGACTAATCTGTGGATAATCTTTACTTTTGGTGTTATTTTTGTCTCGCAACTTTATCTACCCTCCTTTACTTTGCTGACCCCACCTGTGGGGCGGTTTTAGTTTTTGTTGCCCGCTTAGTTGTGCGAGCATGTTGTGCTCTACGACTTTGCTTAGCTGCCCGAGCACGTTTCATGGTTGTGCATTATCGGTAGGCTTAGGCATATTACCAGCATCTTGCTGAGCAACATTAGGTTCAGCTTTACCTGCCGATGTAGGTTTACTATTAGCTTCGGGTGTTTGCTTGTCACCTTGCTTGTATGGTAGATCGAAAATATTGCGTAGGAACTGTTCTGTCTCGAGATCATTTGTGATACCATTCTGTGACATAAGATTCGAGACGGCTGATGCCCACTGTTGCAAGTCTTTTGTCTCTCCGATGTTGCGGACGCGGAGTTTGGGCATTTCGACGGTCTGAAAGTTATAACCTACTAGCTGCGGAATCACATACATATTGAAATAGTCACAGATAAGATTAGCAACATACTTTAAGGACTTGTTGAACATATCTTGCCCCGCCCCGGCTGTGGCACGACCGCCACCAGCACTTAGACCAAGCATCATAAACTGACCCATGACATTAAGCATAATCATATTGTTATGATGCTCTACTGATTGCATAACGTCTACGGGCTGCCCAACAATATCAGCGAACTTAAAGATGACACCTGGGGGTAAAACTAATCCACCGCGTTCATTAGTACGAATATTTTGTACTAACTCGTTAGCAACAGCTTTGTCTTTAGGTGTAAAGTTAACGGGAAGTTCGATGGTAGGGAAGCCCATACCATGACGTTCCTTCTGAATCCCGTCAATCTTATAAAGGTTTTCTTTGTAGAACCAGTGCTTATAAGATGTCCGTAGAAGTGACTGACCCTCAACATTGCCATCACCATTCATCGTAAAGATCACTAGCTTATCG